ATCTTCTTTAAGGTTTTCAATTTCAAATACAAATGGATCTGCTTTCTGATGTATTGCTGCATCATCAATATAAACTAAATCTGCTTTAGGTCTACTTACCCATTTGCCATGTGCTACTGAATAGATGCCAACCGAAGAATGTAAATCCTCGTTAATATCTTGAGCATACAACTCAATGTTGATTCCTTGATATTCTAATGGATAATTATGATTCCAAATTGCTTTCTTTGTGTGAAGGTAATTCTTTGTCATATGCAAATTATCACCAACCTCCATGTAATTGATAACTACATGCAAATCAATATCACTATACTTAGTCCAGTTATAATTTGCATTACTACCAATCAAGATAACATCTAATATAGGCGTATCAATTTCTAGAAACTCATGAAACTTTGTTGCAATTTTCATAAATCCATCACGAAGGCCAGGCCGGAGATCTCCTTCGTTCCATAAGATAGGATTCAATTCACTATGTGTTTGATATTCGTTTAGCATCATAAATAAATATCAGGCTTTCCAAAAGAGTTGGACTAAAATAAGAGAGAATGCTAATACTAATGAAATTGCTGTTTTTGTATTAATTGGTTCATTTCGAAACATATATGTCATTAAGGTAAAGATAAAGATACCTGCTACAAATGACATGAATCTACCTGGCCAGAATAAATTACCAAATCCTTCTACTGAAAGTTTAGTTGCTTCCATGAATAACCATGTAATAGGAATACCTAATACCATTAATGGATATCGATAATCCCTAGCCCAAGTCCATATTAAAGGACCATTTACTTGAACCCATACTATGATTTGGCCTATAATGAATAATGAAAATGATAAGGCAATATGTTTATAGTTCATACTATTAATATAAGAACTATTTTACATCAATCCAAGTTATTCTTTATCTTTAGATGCATATTTAACACCCATGATAGTTCCTACAATAGAAAATGCATTTGTTAATAGTATTCCGAGCATGTTACTCCAAGTAGATCCAATATTAGTAGTATCTTTATTTGCGATGATTGCAATTGCATATAAAATAGTCGCTGTTATACCTACCCCTATAATAATATACAATGCAACTTTAACGATAGTACTAATTAATTCAAATTGAGTTTTGCGTTGCAGTAAATCTAAATCATTAATGGCATTATCTTTTGCTTCTTCAGCATCGTTACGCAATACTTCAGATTCATCTAATGCTTCTTTTAATTCAGCCATTAGACATTCATTCTCAGCTACTGCAGCTTCTAATGCTTTGTTTTGATTTTGCACTTGTTTAGTTACATCTAATCGTTTTTTTCTATTAGAAGTATCACGTGTTTTACATTCTAGCAAATATGAAGTAAATTCCAAATCGTTTGGATCTGCTTCAACGAGTTTAAGTAAATTGCCTTCTAGATATATTTTTTTATCTTTTGCAATTTTTAAGAGTAATTTGCTTGTAACCTGATCGACAATCATTTATCTATAAATTTTAAATGGAGCTGTTTTATTTTTATAACCATCATAATCAGTTTTAAAGGCTTCTAGTCTCGGTTCGATATCATCAGATTTAATAATCCAGAATTGAGCTCCAACCGCTTTTGCTTTCTCTATTTCTACTTGATCTTGTGATGATGAAATAATTCCGATTACTACTCCATTACCATATTCATGATTAATTTTTCTAATCATTTCAATACCATCAAAGCTAGAACCTATGATATTTAAGTCAACGAATACACATTCAGGTCGTTCATGATTTGGATCATCTGGAAACCATTTTTTAAACATACGGGCTGCTTCATCTGAACTATCTAATGATTCAATTGATAATGCCATATCTAATATGGAACACGCATCCTCAAACACAAGATGAAATAAGTTTTCATCATCAATCAACATTAATGTATCAATCATAATTAAATTTCAATTTTAATTCTAGTTCCAAATTCTGTTTTTTCAGCACTTACTCGAAATCCATGCTCTTTGAATATTGCAAGTGTAATATTTAAACCTAAACCAGTCCCTTCTTCTTTTTGACCTGGTTTTCTAGTATATGGTTTAGATAATTCAATGAACTCATCATTAGTTAATCCTCTACCATTATCTTCTATACATAAATATTTATCGTAATATATTTTCACCCATTTAGTGTCAGAATCATTGTATTTAAGTCCATTCCTAATTAAATTGTCTATAGCAGTACAAAAAAGTGCTTCATTAATTTCAATGGTAGGCAAATTAGCATCTAATAAAACTTGATTCTTATATGCAGTTAATCTTAGATACGATTCTAATACGTCTTTAACATTACATGTTGTTTTGTTTAATTCAGCTCGTTCTTTAACTAAATTTGTAAATTCATAAACACCTGCATATACTTTACGAGCATGTGCTAATCCATCTTCAATTAAACGTAGTGGTGATTCTATTTTAAGAGCGTCAATATCTTCTTGTTTTAATCTTCTCTTTAAAGCTGATATTCCACGTGGTAAATAAGTATTAATACCAGAATGCATATCATGTCTAATGATTTTAGCTGCATGCTCTAGGTAGATATTTTTCTTGCTTAATTCACTCGACGTAAATGCTTTATTTTTTAAGAATTCGCGAACCACTAAAAAGAATGGTGGCATAAAGGCAATTACGCATCCGTAACCAAATTCAGCTAATTCATATGAGTTAGGACATACTCCAAATACTATACATGACTGTACAGCAAAGAACGTAAACATAATTACGCCGGATACTAATAAAGCTATTCGAGACTTGATTGATATTCCGTCTAGAGCTGACACGTCATAGCTCCGACTTTTTAAATCCTATTTTTTCAAAGATCCATTTTGATGGGCAAACTTTAGTCCATACCCCAACTTGTAACATTGTTACAACAAATAATACAATGTACCAATTGTTTAATATTACAGACAATAATAATATAACTGACATTAACAAATATACAGCTCTAACTGATGTCCATTGTTTCATAATTAATCCAATTTAAATTAATTGCGATCGCCTTTGTGATTATCAAATTTATCCAAAATCGAATTCAATGCTTCCATTTTGATAAACCCAGCCATCGATGCATTTTTCAATGCTGACATTAATTGAAAAACGATAAAAGGAACTAATATAGTCTCACTCAACCAATTAGTTCCCTTAAATCCTTTTTCTACCATTAACAATACCGTAAGCAATATAATCCATGTTACCAATGTTTTCAAAACTTTTAATGCTTTGCGTGTTTGGAATCCATATTTTTTAGTGCCAGCAATAACGCCGAAGAATCCATCAGTCATAATTACCCCAACCAATGCCAAATACTGATCTGAATTTGTCATTGCCAAGTTAAAGAAGTATGTGCTTATAAAAGCTACTACCGCACTCACTGAATATATCCCCGCCACTGTTAATGTTGTTGTTTTCATCCAAATCTCTTATTTGTAAGGTGCATAAGATGTTGCTCCACCTTTACGAACTGCTTTTAAAATTTGTTTGCGTTGCTTACCTGTTGATTCATATGATACATGTACCCAGTCTGGATTAGCATCTGTTCCAAATTCCCAAATTAATTGATCGAATTCTAAATTTTCTTTGATATAATCAAATACCATTTTGTTGGTAATACCATTACCATTACCATCCATATCAATATCAATTGCTTCACCTGAACAATGTTGAGATGATAACGCTCCTCCAACTGCTTTATTTAAAGCTGCTGAACGATATCCTGATGAAATATGAATTGGTTTCCCAAAATGTTTACGTATTGGTTCAAATACCTTTTCTGCTAACAACTTAAAGTTTTCTAAGTGTGCATCTGTTGGCATATTTGAAATACCTTTACGTTTTGCAGTTTCACTGCGTGTTACTTCTGCTAATGATAAGTGTTCACTTAATTGCATATATGACCTTTATTATTTTACGTATGCGTAATATTTGTTAGTTAATGCTTTTCTGTGATCTAAACCATTTGTACCACCATTAATTCTTTTAGTTAATTCTAAAATAGCAGCATCATTAACTCCTTTGTCACAAATTGACCAAAGTTTATTTCTATCAAAGAAAAACATTGCAGATTCAAATGCATAAGTAGTAGCAACCAAATCCGGATTATCCATAATCTCTGGTTTACCTAAATAATCTGCAAATGCTTTATAATTCGATTTTCCTGTGAGTTGCAATGCACCTCGGCCACGATATTTCCAACCATCACCTGATGCTTCATCGCCATTACCCATTCGGCTTGCATACACTCGGTTGGCAATCTTTTCTGGTTGCCGCGCATAAGACTCTTCTAAATTACCAGGAAAGTATTTTCCAAACACACCTTGAAGACCTTTAGCTGAATAATTTAAATTTTCAGCAAATAATTTATACTCTCCAGTTTCGTGTGCAGTTTGTGCAAAAAAGTGTGCTGCACGTACTGGTGTTAACTTAAGCAATGTCATTGCAGCTTTCATTGTTCCTGGACCGAATGCCCCGTCAGCTGCTACGCCTGCTCTTTCTTGTAAATTCTTTAAACTCATTGTTATTCCTCTGTATTATTAGATCCTTTATTTCCTGCAAATTTCTCTAAACCTGCAATTCCTAGACTACCCAATGTTACGATTACAAATGAATCATAAATATATTGATTCAATTTTAATTCAGAACCAAAATAACCAGTAACTAAATCTACTATCATTGCAATTGCCATAACTGCAAATGACATGAATCCAATAATTGTTTTTTCATTGAAATCATTTGAATTCTTAAAAATGTCTTTAAATGCCATAAAACTCTCTCCTTTTATTTGTTTTATATAAATATCTTTAAAGAAGAGAAATATGACATTATTATTCAGATGTAGCTCGACCTTTTTGACTTAACCAATCTAAATTGGTTCTAACTATATCGTTTTTATGAATTGTCGCAGATAACATTGTTGTATCTAAATTCATAGATTGCATTACGTATTGTAAAGCGGCAATATCTTTAGGGAAACAATGCCCCCCATAACCCAAATCCCCATCTGGTCCTGGTACGCTCCAATGTGAATTACCTAACCGGGTGTCATAACGTGCATATTCAACTACTTTATCATAATCAATATCTAATGCATTACATAAACTATAGATTTCATTGGCATAAGAAACCTTCATTGAAAGGAATGTATTGGTTATGTATTTAATTGTCTCTGCAATAGTAGCTGATGTTTTGATAATAGGTACGGTAGGAAAAGCTTTTGTGAAGATTCGTT